TGTTCCAAATATTCTTTTGTTGTTGTAGCGAGATTGAAGCGGCCATTTAAGTAATAGTTCATGTGTTTTTTGTTCTAGTAAGTAAGACCATTTTTCAGACTTGGCTGTCTAAGCGGGAGGCAGGAATCGAACCCGCATCATCAACTTGGAAGGATGAGATTTTACCACTAAACTACGCCCGCGTAGGGGAGGGAATTACACCCTCCTTATTCTATTTAATTTTAGAAGTTATACTTGACGCCGACCTTAGTGCCGTAATCATTTACTTTATCAAAGCTTGCAGATAGTTCTCCATATACTTTAAGTCTTTCTGAAGCCTTAACAGAAAGTCCAACCTTTCCAGCCGGAATCGTATCAGTCTTACCACCATCAACAGTAGTCACACTAGGACCACCTTCGATAAAGTAATCAAGACCACCAACTTCACCTTCGTAACCTACAAAGAAGTCAGTAGAAGTTTTAGAGTAATTAGATCCAGCAAATTTAGATTGTGTTTCAATGTTAGCGTAAGGACCAGCAAGTACAGGGGAAGCAGCAAACAAAGCAGCGGGGAGGATAGCAAAAAATTTCATTGTAATTTAGTTAAAAAAGAATAAGTATGTTGTGTTCGTTTACCATGAATACCCCAGCCTAACCAGTAGTATGCAGCATTCATATAGTAAGGAACGGTTTGATGATTAGTTTGAAATGCATAAAGATCGTTTCTAAACCTCATCTCATTAATCATATAACGAGTCTGACCTTCTACTGAAGAAGGATCACACTTGTATTTTTTACAGAACAAACCAAGACCATCATAACGTGATTTGGTTGTCCATTGAATTAAACCATAACCACCACGAAGACATCTATCATAAGGAACGATAGCACCGCCCTCGCAGACATTAGATTTAAAATTAGACTCCTGTTGGATGTTACCCATAATGACTGCTAGTGCTGTACGGTCTTTCACACCAGCAGAAGTCTGTAGTTGTTCTAGAACGTACTGCTGTGGTGCAGTACATTGCGGGCAATCAATCATTAGAATGAGATGTCAGAGTTTTCTAGTTTACGCATAACGTCTGATCTATAAGCAGGATCTTTATCATAACGTGAATCTGACATAGCTTTAACAAGTTCAGCCTGACTACGAAATGATTCGTTCTTTTGATTAGAACCCTTACCTGTCAATAGCTGACCTTCTTTACCTTCAGCATCAGTATATTTACCATACAATGCTTGTACTGCAAAGAAAATTGAGTTAGGATTACCATCTGCCATAACAGCATCATACATCTTTACCTCTTCTTTAGATAAAGATTCACTAGCCCAATCAATCATTGACTTATAAGCTTGCTTACCACCAACCATTTCAAACAATTGATCAGCTTGTTCTTCGGAAAGAACTTCTTTACTAGATTCTTCTTGATCTTCTTGGTTTTCTAGTACTTCTTCGGGGGCTTCTTCTTGCTCCCCTTCTTCACTGGCTTCGGATTCATTTTTTGGTTCTCCTAATTTACTTTGTAGTTCAATGTAAGCTCGTTCTAGTGCTTCTGCATTTTCAAACTTACCTGCTAGTAGCTGTTGTTTTTCCCCTTCAGCAGACTCGGCAACAGCTAGAGAGTCTTGCTCATCAGCATTTAGTACTGGCTGATCAGCTGGGGTTTCATTCATTGAAAGAACTTCTGCCATATTATTGTGGTGGTTGTTGTTGTTGTTGTTGCATCATTTCAGCTGATGCTTGCTCACGTTTTTGATCTACTGAAGCTAGTTGTCCAGCTTGTTGAGTCATCATCATTTCTTGTTGCTGTTGAGCAGCAGCTTGTTGTTCTTGCTGAATCTCTTGCATACTCTTAACAAGATTCAATGTATCAATACCAGACGAAGCAGCCAAACGTTTGACAACTTCTTCAGGATTAATATATTCTTGAATAGCTTGTGGTCCCATTGTTTGTGCAATGACAGTAAGGAACTGTGCAAGGCTTTCACGATCTTGACCACGACCAAGTGCATTAATACCAGCTACAATAGTAGGCTTAACAATATCACCTTTAGGTAGACGTGGGATCTCTCCTGTCTTTTGAGAAACAGAAAGTTTTCGATCCAAATAAGGTACAAGAAATTCAACAGTAAGTAAACTGAATAGTCCACCTAATTGTTGTTCTAGTTCTAGCTGTGTCATACGTACTTCTTCAGCAGTAGTACGTTCACTATTCCTTACGTTAAGAACAAGGAATGCATCACTGATACGTTGTGATAAACCTCCTATCATTTGATAAGCAGTTTGAAAGTCAGCCGTTTTACCAACCTGTACCACACCAATATCATCAGGTCTACCTTGAATGATAGCTCCGTTACCTGCTTGTGCAAGTGTCTGAGGTTTGGTTGTGCTGGAGGGTGAAACGGTAAACACTACCTTAGCAGCAGCTGCACTCCCTTCTACAAGGGCTTGTGACAGAGCTTCAAGTGACTTCAAATCACCAATGAATTCTTCAACACGTCCACGTCCATAGGCTTCACCATCAACATGGTTAAATCTAAGTGGAAGCCAAGGGTTAGCATTAACAGGTGCTTTACCCATTGACTTAGGAAGTATATCATTATAAACCTCCTGATGCCAAACCCATCTGTTGTTGTCCAGCATTACGTGAGTATAAACATCACATTCATCAGTTGGATAATCAGTCAAGTCATCCTGATTTGCAGAATTAGTATAACTGTTATCTTTAAAGTTATCTTCTTTTTTATAATTTCAATAACATTACCACTGCCATCTCTATCTACAACATAACGGTTCAAAGGATATAGTTTAAGACCATCCTTTCCCATATAGATAAGAGCATTACCAGCAACGACTAAATGCTTTAGTGCTTGGTGAACAATAACACGATCAGTAGAAGCTGCAATAGATTCCATAATCGTACGTTCAACTTTAGCAAACGACAAGTCAAGTTCTGATCTAATATCTGGTCCTAGTTCTCCAGGAATGTTAATATCATTTACTTGTAGCTTAAAGAAACTAGTTTGTGGTGGTAGCAAAGCAAGCATTAATTTACTTGCAAGCGTCACCACACCTTTAGCTCCTACACTTTGCCACGGTGTAATGAGATTACGTGCACCTTTATAAGATGTTTCTTCTCCACGGATTAGATAAGGAAGAGTTAGATCTGCTGCTTGTCTAGCAGTATTTAGAAACTGGGAGCGGTCCGAAGACAATCTCTCATAACGTGATTGAGCAGTCATTATACATTAATACCAAACATAGAACTAAGGATTGCACCAGGGGATAGTCCTGTTGAAACTTGTGGTTTAATTTGCATTGCTTTACGTTTAAATGAACCTGTGCCTCCCTGTGAACCAGGTAATCTAGAAGTGCTTTGCAATTGTAATTCAGCTGTTCTACTTCCAGCAAGCTGGTTTCGTTCTGCAGTTCTACTAGCAATTTCCATTGCTCTTAAACGTTTCTGTTGATCAGCAGCTTCTTTTTGTTGTTGAGCTTCAGCTCTAGAAGCTATTCTGTCTAATTCTTGTTGTCTTTTTGCTTCGGCCTGTTGTCTTGCTTCTGCGTCTTGTTCTTGCTTTACACCTATCCGCACTTTTTCATATACACCACCGCCAGCGCCCGGCCTATTGTTTTCTCCAAGTGTATTAGGATTAGCATCCAAAAATTTAAGAAGGTCTTGATAACTAAAACCAGATGTCAGATTACCTTGAATATCTGCATCACCAAACATAGTCCTAGATCTTTCATTGGGACCTCCAGTAAAAAATTGTGGATCATAAAATTCTGTAGAAACATTACGTTTTTTCATTAATTTTCGTCCATGTATTGAATGACCCACTCAACGACACTACGTTGACCAGACCTGTACATAATTTTTTCCATTGTATCTTCAGGGTTAGGGTTTACTGGTGGAAATGATTCGTTTAACTTAGACAACATAGCAGTTGCTGTCATGCCACGTACATCAAGTAAATTTAAATCAGGCATATTGTGGTAGGTTTACATTACTATGTTCAAAGAAGGCAGGCATTCTAGCAGCTTTAGTATCAGAAAGCTCAGGTGCTTTTCCTTCATACATTAAGCGATCACTAGAATCAAGCCAAAATTTTTTGTCTAAATATTTATCAGCAGTATTAATACCTAGGGGTTGCATTACCCAATTGATAGTTGCCTTGCGGAGTTTATCAAGACTAGGGCTGATAGTAAGCCCCAACTCCCTACAAACAAGGCTATTGGCAGCAACGTGAATTTGTTCATCTCTACTTATGTCTGCTGATACAGTTCTCATTCCAGAGTCACCATTAAAGCGGAAGAATGGGAGTAATACAAAGAAAATTGCACGTTCGGCAACCATTGCTTTTAAAATTGTGTGGTCAGGATGTGATGTCCAAGCATCTCTAAGTCTGATCGCCTCAGCTTCAGCTTTTTTATCAACACCATAAACATTGGCAATATAACCTAATGCCAAGTCATGGTTTTCTTCGTCTTTTATATTAGATTCAAGAATATCTCTTGATAATACTGGAACCTCGGTATTAAGTGAATCACTAATAAACTGTCCCACAGGTAGTTCCATATGTCGCAACGCAAGAGCACGGTGTACCACTTCTTCCGCCCCTTCCTTGCAGGATCCTGCAGTTGTTTGGACTGGTGTCCATTTTCTTTTTCTGTTTAGTAATTTCTGATAAGGGTCTTGTCTCATTCTTGACAATCGCAGGTAATTTCTTCATTTAAAATACTCTCTAAATAATTTTCAACATCTTCTGCATCTAATGCAGCATATGCATCTGATTTATCTTGAGTATCTCCCATTACTTGTAGTGAGTAATAAAGAGATGTTTGCGGGGACCGAAGCCACTCTTCCACGAACGCATTGTCGTAGGTTACCGTATCACTCCATGAATTGAAGCTATAACCGTGAAGAAGCCCTGTGCTATCTAGTAGAGTCATGATGCCATCAGCAACACGTTTGTAAGCTTCCCAGCCCACCTTAGAGGCGATCTCTACGTCACCATAGTTGTAAGTTTGTACTCCGAAAGTACCCGAGTCACGATCAACTGTCTGCGAGATAGGTGGAGCGATTTCTGGTGTGCAAGTATAGCCATCCAGATCCAAGCTTCGATAACTGCAACTGGCGGTTGGAGCGATAGCAAAGGCTCGAACCATATTATATTCGCTAGCAATTGTGACTGCTT